TTACTAACATCAAATGAATACTTTGAGTATGAATGGACTGAACTAAATATAGAATTGTTAGGTCCTGATTTTGATTGTGATGCTGATGAAATTAAAGAGATTGTAAATTACTGTATATCTCTAAATCTATTACAAATTACAAACGGATACTTACATTGCGATAATCTTACAAAGAGATTAGAGGAGACAGTATTGGTTCGTAGAAAGGATTATTGTAGTAATAACTCCAAAAGATTTAAGTTGAGTGGAGTTAATGATGACATTAATGAAGTAAATGATTACATTAATACACAAAGTAAAGGAAAGGAAAGTGAAGTAAAAGAAAGTAAACTACACGAAACGAAAGTGAAGTGTAGTAAAGAAAACAAAAGTGAAGTAAATGCTGCTGATAAATGGGAAACTATGATGATTGGTAGTATTGGTTAAATAAATAACCTCTCTTTGAGGAGAGGTTATTATCAGTTAAATTAAATAATATAGTTATGATACATTCAGAATACACAAGAAGAAAACATTTGAGTAAAGACGTAAATGAGTTAGTTACGTCTATGATAGCAGTTAGTGATATATCAGAAGATGAATTAAAGTTCATCAATGATAATTTAAGTTATTTCAAAAGAAACCTACAAGATATGGGATTTCATCAGTTTAACTCAACACATGATTTGTATGAGATAAGTCAGTTTGCATACAACTTTTATGATTTAGTTGAGAAGTATGAAATCAGTAAAAAGATTTCTTTACCATTAGATAAGTTTGAAGAGATGCTTCACACTCTACACAGAATAATAAAGCAAAGTTTGCAATTACAATTCATTTTGGACAATATGGAAAAGAGTAGAGTTCAAAAAGAAGCATACTCAAATATGAAATATTAAAATAAATAAAAAATATTTTAGAAAGTGCTTGGATATATCAGCAGAATTTCGTATCTTTATTATATGTGAGAGAGTGATGTAGCTCTCTTCAATTTCAACCTTAAAATTTAAAAAAAATGAAAAATGAAATGATTAGTATTAGCCAAAATGAATTATCAACTTTGTTAGAATCAGCAATTATGTTGAGACAACATATGGAGTATTTAGATATTGATGCTTGTTACAACATCATAGAAGATGGTAGTTTAGATAGTGAAACCTACGATGAAACTGGTGAGTATTCTGACGAGGAAAATAAAATAATGGAAGATAGAGTAGAAACTTATTTATCTTCATTGAATACTACAATCAAAAATTTAATAAATAAAATCTAAAATAATTACGAAAAGACTTGACTTTGGTTCAAGAATTTCGTATATTTACAATGTTGGTTCGGTTATCAACATTTAAACTTTAAAAACAAAAACAGTTATGAAAAATTTAACAGAAACAAAAAATGAAATTCGTCACTTCGAACAAATCCATTTAGATTTAGGATTTGAAATAGTGCAGTGGAGAGGATTTGAAACTCGTGAATATATTGGTAAAAAAGGTAATGATACTTTAATTACTAATGATGATGGTGGTTATGATTGTATATACAATGGTACAGAGATGACTTACGATGAACTTAAAAGCTTATTAAATAATTAAAATAGTTTTCATAGATAGTGTAGAAACCCTACTGGCATTGTTGGTAGGGTTTTTTATTAAATTAAAAAAAAACTTTAGAAAACATTAGGATATATGAAAATAATTTCGTATATTTACTTTGTAGTTCGGGTGAGCTACTTTAAACTTTAAACTTTAACCCCTTATTATTATGTTAAATTCAATTCAAAACGAAGAGTTAACCCGTATGGTAAACAAACTATCAACACACACAAGTGATTTTGCAAATTATGAAGTAGAATCATTATCATCAGATAGAAAATATACTGATGGTGTTTATACTAAATCAACAGATAATATCCGTTTATGGGGATATGTTCCAGGCAAATATGCTATCTTAATTGATTATACAATAAAGTATTACCTTGCAAGGAAAGAAGATTATGAACATACTATTACAGGTAGTATCTTCTCAGAAGATGAAAACGGAAAATTCAGAAGTACTAATATTCCAAATGATGTAGATAGTATAGATGCTTTAATCCGATACTTACAAACTACATTAAAATAAATTTTATAAAATATTAGGATATATGGAAATAATTTCGTATATTTACTTTGTAGTTCAGAGTGAGCTACTTTAAACTTTCAACATTAAACACACACAGTTATGTCAAATTTATCAAATGCACAAACAGAATTATTAAAGTATTTACATTCTCAAATTAGAGAAGCATCAAAGCAAAGAGATGCAGAGGTTAGTAAATTAGCAATTTGGATTCAAGCCAAAGAAGAAGATTCAGCGGACATGCAAGCAGTTATTGATTATGAAATCAACAAAGCAAAACTAAACATTGAATCATTAAATCTTAGATTTGAATGGTTAGTTATACAGTTAGAAGCATATGTTCCCTCATTAAAATAATTAATTGATTACTCATTTGTTTGTATAAATCCTGCTTCCTTTGGAGGCAGGGTTTTTTGTATCTAAAAAATAATTTATATATTGCTAGGAAAAGTAAAATAATTTTTGTATATTTGTAATGTATTAATTACTAAGATATGAGCAAGACAACTGAGATTACTAAGCAAGTACAAAGATTAGGTAGAAAAGCTGAAAGGCTAGATAAGTTAGAAGTAAAGTTGCATAAATTACTTACAACTCTTCACTTCATTATTGATACAGAAGATGACAAATCAAAAGTTATCTTTGCTAAAAGAATATTACAGATAATAGATTAAACGATTTTGAAATTAAATGTTAAAGTATATGAGAAGAACTTAATTAATACTACATCAGTATATTATAGATTATGTAGTGTTCTTCCAAATATATAGTCCTCAGCAGGTTAGTTCCATTTCCTGTTGAGGATTTTTTTATACTCAAAAAATAAATGGATTATTTTTATCAAAAAAGACATTAAGGACTTTTCTTTTGATATATATTGATATAGACAATACTAAAATAAAATGGATAATTATGAAAAAATGTAGCAAGTGTAGAGCAGTAAAAGAAACTACACAATTCTCAAAGTGTGCAGCAAGAAAAGATGGATTACAATGGAATTGTAAATCTTGCAATTCAAAAGATAATCTAAAGTTCAGAGAACAAATCAATCCTAAACATCACGCAGAGTGGCAACGAAACAATCCACAACGATTAGTTGAGTTAGTATGGAAGTATCGTAAAGCTGATAAAGGTGGTCAGATATACTCAATAAAAAATCCTAATGGAGAAGTTTATATTGGAATGACAGAAGCTCATTTAACTGTAAGAAAGTTAGAACACAAACAACATTTCAAAAGAGCAAAGAAAGATAAGAGGTTATTACTTCCTTTGTTACATCAGAGTTTTGAACTTTACGGTATTGAAAACCATATATTTGAAACAGTAGTTGAATTAGAAGGATACGATAGAAAGCAATTAGGATATGTAGAATCATCATTCATTAAATCATTTAAACAAATAAATAAATCACTCAACGTAAGAATAAATTAGTTATGAAAGAAGAAAAGAAGTACTGCATGTTGCAGTTGAATAGTGAAATACACACACTACTTAAAGATTACTGTAAGAAGAACAATATGATTATGGGTGCTTATGTAGCATCTCTCATTAGAAAATCAATAAAGAACAAATGATTTGTATTATAAAAGTTGGAAATATAGTATCAGCAATATTAGATATTATATTCTTAGGAAGAGCAAAAGATATTGCAAGTTATATTGCAATCGAATTATTAGGAAAGGAATCATGCGGATGTTTGCAAAGACAAATTTATCTTAATGAACTATTCGGATGTAAAGAAGGAATTAAACTAAAATAAAATGTATTACATATATCATATACCAGGAGTTAAAATAGGATGTTCAATGCATCCTAAGAAAAGAGTTAAATCACAAGGTTATACTGATTTCGAAATATTAAATAAATCAGAAGATAAATTATTAGCAAGTGAATTAGAAATACAATTACAAAAACAATACGGATATAAAATTGATAGAGTAAAATACCATCAGGGAAAATATAAATCAATGGGGCATAAAGGTGGTGCTAAATCTAAAGAGTTAGGACATACTAAAAGATTACAACAAATAGGTAGTAAGATTGCTTCATCATTACCTAGAACAGAATCACAAATGCAACAAGCATATAAAGTTCAAAAGATAGGAGCTGCTATTGCATGGGAAAAACCAAGAACACAAAAACAATTGGATGCATTCAAAGAAGCAAGAAAGATAGGTTGTGTAATGGGTGGAAAAGCTGCAGGTGCTATAATGAAAGAAAGGTTAAGAGTTCCAATTGCAGCATATCTAAAATCGGACAATAGTTTTGTTGGTGAATATATTTCAGTTTCAGATTGTGCAAGAGAATTAAATTTAAAACCATCTGATATTTTTGGTTGTTTAAATCCTAACAGACCTCAATTATCAACAAAAGGATATACATTTAAAAAAACAATTAAATAAATAAAATATGCCAATACACTACGCATCAACACCAAAGGAAGTTCAATTACCAAAATTGAAAATGTTAAACAAAAACGAAAGAACTTATTATATTGTAGATTTTTCAAAAGTTACAAAGATAGAGGAAATTGTGACAATTATCGCATCAATGGGTGTTCTAATATCAGATGATAATCCATTGTATTCAAAGTTGGAGCATTTAATAATGAAAGATAATCCAATATCAGAATCAGAGTTAAACCAAAAGTAATGTTAAAGGTAATAAAAGAGATTGAAAAGGATTGGTTTTTAATCCTCTTAGAAGGAACGAAAATACATCAGGTATGGAATAGGTTAGACCTGTATGAGAAACTCCTTGAGAATGGAAGCAATCATCTTCTAGAGGGTGATACTATGACAGATTCGGAATTGAAAAAAGTAATACAAAAAATTAAAGAGTTAAAAGAATGGGAAAATTTACACAAGAAGAATTTATAGAAGTATTAGCATTGGTAAATAGTATCGGTGATTTTATAGATACAAATAAAGTACATCCGTTATGGGAAGCATACTGTAAGGTAACAGATGGAGGAGGAGCACCACCCTGTACCTGTAATCCAAGAAAGTGGCAAGAAATAGTTACAACTTTAAGAGAGTACATAACTACAAACAACTTATAAAGTATGGATGATTTTGAACAAAGAATAGAGAAACTATACATTAAACATTACGATTGGTTATTTAGAACAGCAATAAATTTAACCAAAGATGTTGAAGATTCCGAAGATTTGGTTCAATCATTATTTGTTTATCTTTTAGAAAAGCGAAATGTAAAGATATTTTACAAAGATACTTTCAACTTACTATACTGCCATCGTTTCATCAAATCTCGTTTTTTAAACAAAAAGAAAAGAGATAGTAAGATGTATAATACGGACTGGTTTAGTGAAGGAATAGAAGATGAAGAATATGATACGGAAATGGATAATGATATAATGTTGCAATATTCATTAGTTCAATTAGAATTGGAGAAACTTAAAAATACAAAGTTATGGTCTGATGCACTTATATTCAAAGAGTATGTAGAATCAGATAGTTCTTTAAATGATTTAGCAAACAAATATAAGATTTCTAAATCTACGGTGTTCTTATCTTGTAAGAAAATTAAATCTTATTTAAAAACAATAATCCACAATCCTTTAGTAAATTAAAAAGTTATAATGATAGAACTCAATAGAAAGTGTATAAAATGTAGTGAAGAGTTCCAACTAAAACCAACAGATAAATCATCTAACATCTGTGGTAAATGTAAAGCTTCATACCAAAGAGCATACGCAAGAAGAAAGGTAGCAGAATTACCAGAAGATGAACGTTACAAAGATAAATACCCATATGATGAAACTAAAAAGTTAAGAAGATTTACTGAAATCAGACAAAAATTAAATAGTATGCACAATAGAGAAGAGTGGCAAGCATTCTTCAAAGAACGGTTAGATTATTTAGAAGAAAACGAACCTGATATATTAGTTTGGATTTATGATAGAAGAGACCACGGAACAATGGATGAAAATAGAATTTCGAGAGTTAAAGAAAATTATGAAGATACAAGAAGTACAAAACAAAACGATAAGTCTTGGTTTGATTGAACCTCTATCTGTAATGCATTTCGACAAAAGTAATAATCAAAAATATTACTTTGATAAATCTGATTTAGATATAAAGCAATTTAAGAGCGGGATTAAACCTAATGAGTATGGTGGAGTAATTCGTTTAAGTGAATTTAATGCTCAACTATGTGAATGGATTGTAGAGTATTGGAGTAAAGAAGGAGATACAATTGTAGACCCATTTGCAGGTAGAGTAACGAGAGCAGGAGTAATAACGGACATGAATAGAAATTATATAGGTTATGAAATATCACCACAGACATATCAAAGAAGCATAGAACATTATCAGAAATGGAACATACCTGCCACTCTTTATTTAGAAGATGGTAGAAAAATGGACAATACAAAAAAAGAAACTGCTGATTTAATTGTTACTTGTCCTCCTTACTTTAATTTAGAAAGGTATGAGAGTGTAGAAGGACAGATAAGTGATAGGTTTAAGTATAGTGATTTCTTATATGATATAGATTTAACCATACGCAATTGTAAAAGAGTTTTAAAGCAAGGTGGATATGGTTGTTGGGTTGTAGGTGATTTCAGAAGTTTCCATAGATGGGGTGGGTTGTTATCATTCCATAGTGATTTAATAAAGATAATTAAAGATAACGGATTAGAGCATTGGGATACAATCGTACTACCATCTAATTATTCTCCTATCATACACGCAGTTTTAAAATCAGCAAAGGCAAAACAATACACTGCAAAGAAGCACGAATATCTAATAGTATTTAAAAAAGAATGAACTTACCTTCAATAGAAATAGAATGGGAAGATTTTATAGATTTAGATGAAGTGCATGTAGATTATATGGAACTCTTCGGTATTATATTACTTACGTTAGTAAAAGATGATGATGCTAAGATAATCTATTATGAATACAAAACAGATGAGTGGGGAGTGATGGGTTCTTAACTACGAATGATTAAATACTTTGTTATACTGAAAACAACAATTAATATCAAATGGCAAAAGGATTTCAAAAAGGAGTAAGTGGTAATCCTAAAGGGAGAGCTAAAGGTGTCCCTAATAAAACTACTGCTGAGATTAAAGAGATTATCACACGCATCGTAGGTAATCAATTAGATAGATTGGAAAAGGATTTGGACTTAATAAGAAAAGATAATCCAGAAGAAGCAATAAGGATAGCAACTAAACTTATTGATTATGTTATACCTAAGCAAACTAAATTAGATGTTGATGGTAGGTTAGAGCATAGTGTAAATAAATTAGTTATAGAGATAAAGAAAGCAAATGGGAAGGACGATTAACATACAGACTACTATTACATTTGAAAACATAATGAATAGTAAAAGTAGAGTTGTTCATAATATAGGTGGCACAAGAAGCTCCAAGTCATACTCAGCACTTCAGTATTGTATTGTTAAAGCAATGGAATCTTCACACAATATTACAATCGTTAGAAAGACAATACCATCTTTGAAGCGAACGGTTATGAAAGATTTAAAAGATATACTAACTCATTTAGAACTTTGGCATGATAATGATTTTAATATTACTGATAGAATATGGACATACAATAACTCGTCTATACAATTCATTTCTACGGATGATGCAGAAAAACTTAGAGGTGTTAAGTCTGATATACTTTATATTGATGAAGCATCTGAGATTGATGAAGAAGCTTATTTCCAATTGGCTATTAGAACAAGTGGAAAAATTATTCTAACATACAATCCAACTATATCACCTGTCCATTGGTTAAGGAAGATGGAAGATTGTGATAGGTACATAACTACATATAAAGACAATCCTTTCTTACCTGCTGATATGGTAAAGGCAATTGAAGAGTTAGAATTTAAATCACCTAAGAAGTGGATTATATATGGTAAAGGAGAATACGCACCCAATGATGCTTCCATATTTGAATTTGATTTAACAGATAAATTAGAAGGAGAACTAATCGGATATGGGATGGACTTTGGATATTCACAAGACCCTACATCTTTGGTTGCTCTATATAAGCAAGGAGATACTCTGACAATCCAAGAACTCTTATATGAGAGAGGTTTAGTAACAAATGATATAATCACTAAGCTCAGAGGATTTGGAATCAACAGAGAGGAGATATGGTGTGATTCTGCAGAACCAAGATTAATAGACGAAATATATAGAGGAGGGTTCAATGCAAAGCCTGTAAAGAAAGGAGCTGATTCAATTAACTTTGGAATATCAGTATTACAAAATTACAAATTGTTAGTCCATTCAAAATCACAAAACTTAATTAATGAAATGTATTCTTACCAATGGGCAACTGATAAGTATGGATACCAATTGGATAAACCAGATGGTGGTTTAGACCATGCTATAGATGCAGCAAGATATTGCGCAATGATGAAATTAACAAAACAAAATCAAAACAAAGGAGTATATGCCATATCTGTCAGATGATGAAGTAAAAGAAATAGATGAATATGTAAATTCATTAGAAGGTAATGTAGAATACTACAGAGAGTTGTGTGCCATACTACAAACACAAAGAGATATGGCAGAATCAAAGCTAAAGATGCTAAGAGCAGAATTAATGGATAATAAAAGAACTGAACCAATAACAATAAAAATATGAGTGAGCAGATAGTAAGTGTAACCATACCACAAAGTTGGTCTGAGATAACATTAGAAAAATATCTAAAGTATAGAAAGAACTTAGATATGTTTAAAGATGATGAAGATTATAATGAGCAAACTCTTTTGATTGCTTTAGATATTCTATGTGGAGTAGATATAAAGTACATTACTCAAATAGGATTGGATAATTTAAAATTGATTCAAGAAGACTTATCATCTTTTATGGGTAAAACAGATTTTGAATTACAAAGGTTAATAACAGTAAATGGTGTAGAGTATGGGTTCGAACCTAACTTATCTAATATTGCATATGGTGCTTATTTAGATATAAGTAAGCATGATACTATTGCAATAGATAATAACTGGCAAAAGATAATGGCAGTATTATATCGTAAGGTAAAGAGTAAGAGTGGTAAGTATTATGATATAGAACCATATACAGGTAACGAAGATTATGAGTGGGTTAAGAACACAACAATGGATATCAATTATGGGTGCCTGTTTTTTTTTATCAATTTATCAAAAGACTTAGTACTCTCTACCCTGAAATCTTTGAAGAAGGAGGAATGGGAAACCCATCAATTATTGAAATCAATCATGGGAAAAAATGGAGAGGGTATGCTTCAATTGTTGAACTCGCAAATGGAGACATCACAAAGTTTAATGAGATAGCAGATGAACCGTTAGAAAAGTGTTTATTGTACCTATCATATAAATCAGATACGAGAGTTGTTCAAGACCAAGTTCACAGATTGGCAATGAAAGGAATGTAAAATTGGAAATTTAATTATTTAATTGTTAAATCATTATGAGACGGAGTAAAGAATACGGAATCTATATTGGAGAAACACAGGGATTGGCGACGCCAGGTCCTGGTAGTAGAAGAGGTTGTTTGTGTAAAGGAGCTAAAAAGTATAGTAGAGAGTGTTGTGATGGTAGATTGTGGGGACAAGGAATAGGTAAAACTCAATCTCCATATCCTACAAACGAATAAAATTATACGAAAGATAATTTAATTGTTAAATCTATAAATTATAATCACAAATATGAAACCACAAACAGTACTTAATAAGATTATGACTCTTCTTTCAATTCAAGAAGAAGTTAAACTTGCTTATGGCCAATTGGCTGATGGAACTATTTTAGAATCTTCAACATTCGATGTTGGTGAAGCAATTGATATTGTTTCAGAAGATGGAAGTAAATCACCTGCACCTAACGGAGAGCATGAGATTGCATTAAAAGATGAATCAGGTAATGAGGTTATCATTAGAGTAATCGTAGCAGATGGTAAGATTACTGAAAGAATGAATGTAGAAGAATCAGCACCAGAAGCACCTGAAGAATCACAAGAATCAATTGAACAACAAATGTCTGAAGAAGTTGTTCCTGTTGAAACTATTGCAGAACCTTCACAAGATGAGAGAGATGCTAAGATTGCATCATTGGAAACAAAGATTACAGAGTTAGAAGCTCTTATCAATGAATTCAAAGCTTACAAAGATATGCAGATGGAAGATGTTGATGTTCCACAATTAGATGGAGCTCCTATTGAAGAAGCTAAATTCTCAATCGGACATCAATTCAAATCTCAAAAACCACAGAGTACAATAGATAGAGTTTTCGCTAACCTATCGAAATAAAATAATTAATAATTTAAAAATTAGTAGAAATGAAACAAAGACAAAATTTTGCAACAACTACTTCAATAACCACTACCTATACAGGAGATTTTGCTGGAAAATATATCGCAGCAGCTCTTTTATCAGGTAAGACATTAGACCAAAGAGCAATCACAATTGTTCCTAATGTGAAGTATAAGCAAGTAATGAAAAGAATCGCAACAACTAACATCATCCAAGATGCTACTTGCGATTTCGCAGCAACAGGCTCAGTAACTTTAACTGAAAGAATTTTAACTCCTAAAGAATTGCAAGTTAATATTGAACTTTGCAAGAAAGACTTTAGAAGTGACTGGGAAGCAATTGAGATGGGATTCTCAGTATATGATAATCTTCCTGCATCGTTCACAGATTTCTTATTGGCTCAAGTAGCAGGTAAAGTTGCAGAAGCAACAGAACAAGCTATCTGGTCAGTATCAGCATCTGGAAGTGGTAATTTCCAAGGTTTGTTAAACCAATTGACAGCAGGTGGTTCATCAGTAGTATCTTCATCTGCAAGTGGTTCAGTAACTTCAGCAAATGTAATCGCTGACTTAGAAGCATTAGTAGCTGCAATTCCTGATACAGTTTATGGTAAAGAAGATTTAACTATCTACATACCAACAAACGTAGCAAAGGCTTACCAACAAGCATTAGGTGCTAACTACGCAAACGGATACAATAACATGGTAACAGTAGGTCAAAAACCTTTTGATTACAATGGTATTCCATTATTCGTAGCACCAGGTTTACCATCAAACTATATGGTAGCTGCTGAGAAATCTAACTTATTCTTCGGAACTGGTCTTTTATCAGATTCGAATGAAGTAAAAGTATTAGACATGGCAGACTTGGATGGGTCACAGAATGTGAGAATCATAATGAGATATACGGCTGGTGTTCAGTTTGGTATCGGTTCTGACATCGCTATCCATAAAGGAGCATAATAATTAACAAAATTCAAATAGGTGGGGGAGTATCGTAGAACAAAAACCCCACTTATTTATCATTAAAAAAATAATAAAACTATGGCATGTAATTTAGCTTCATCTAGAACAGAACCTTGTAAAGACTCAGTTGGTGGTTTACAAGCCGTATATTTCATTAACTACAATGATTCAGCATCATTTGCATCTGAAGATGCTGATGGTTTAATCACTTCATTGGGT